CATCAAGTATCTAATAGATGTTCAATTCAAAGATGGAAGATTGAAACTTACTTTAAGTGACTTCCGTCACGACCCTATTCGCAAAGCTATGTATGACAATAATCTTGGAGTTCTTGTAGATTCCCTTCCAAAGGATTTAAAAGAGATAGGTATAGAAGGTGCAAATAGGAAGGCTGGATACAAGTATTTCTTCAAGAATGGAAAGCCCCTTTGTGAAAGCCTCTTTGAGAGAATTTCAACCAGTCTTGAAAAGTTTGTCGATAAACGTGAAGTAGAAACTAAAGACGAATGGTAATTTTTGCGTAATGCAAAAAATATTTGCGTTTTTATTTGGCGGTTACAAAAAGACTTCTTATCTTTGCAACTGTCAAAACCGAGAACAATGTTCTCAAACAAGGGCGAGATGATATCAAGCCCCGAACTTATTAGACTTCGTTGGGCTTATTTTTGTGCCCATATTGCAGACCACTGCAACGAAGATATGGCGGATGCCTTCCATGTGATTTAGCCCTTGTGGAGAAATCTCGGTTTTGACGAACAGGAAGAGCATCCGCTTTTTCGTATCCGTACCCAGCGGTTCTGGGTAATGTCAAAACCGAGTGCAATATGCAACAAGTAATCGAATTCGAGAGCTCTGCAAAGCAACAGCAGCCTATCGACGTACGTGCTACGATACAGCGCAAAATCAAGTCTCTTAATATTTGGCTCGACTCAAAGAGCGAGTTCTACAGCCGTATCTGCGAGTTCTCAGTTACCCGTCGTTTGGTAATTCGAGTTAACCTTGTATCTTTGTGCGTGATTGTAGCAGCTGTAGCCATCGAGCAGCAGCCTATTACGTCCGTAGTTTCAACCCTCTGTGCAGGCTACTTAGTTTATCGTATAAATAAACAAGAAAAGAAAGGAGGCAAAAAATGAAAGACTTAACCCCAGCTGAAATGGAAATACAAATGGCTTTTCCCGATATGATGAAAATGACCGTAGAATTTGAAGTTGTATTTTCAAAGAAAGAAGTGGAAGAAAAGGGCTGAGAAATTGCCACCAGTTTACAAACCTATTTATTGCGGTATGAGCATCATGCAAGATCAGCAACGTTTTACTTTAGCGAAGAAGCAAAAAATATTGTCATAAATATGAAAGAAGGGCAAAAGGTAGAATTAGTGCAAAGAAATGTTGCAGGAAATATAATTCCAGGTCTTTGCAAAACAGGAACACTGGATGGCTTAAACGAAGTCGTATATGTAGGGTATATAAGTGGCGATGCGTGTGTAAAAGTAAACTTTAATGGTAGTATAGATATGTATGCTATCTACTGTCTTAATTTTGGTAACCAACGCTCTTTAAATAAACAAGAAAAGAAAGGAGGCAAGGCATGATATTCATTTATAATTATTTCAAGACTCCTGATGTTCCAAAAGACCTTGAACCGCTTTCCGAATTTATAAAGAAATATAACAAGGTTCTTGCAGCAGACATTGATACGTTTGCAGTATTTATCGATGAGGTGTATAAGAAGTTTAACTCGATTCCCAATGTGAATAAAAAATATACGCTCAATCTTTCTGATAGCTCAATCGCTATTGACGATAACGAAATTCCATTCTCGGTGATAAGTATAAGTTTCTCCAACATACTTGGCTTATGGGGCTTTCAAACTTTCGAGAGCTCTACCCAGTGCGAACAGCAGAACCTTGAGATTTTTCCTATCCCCGATAAAGGTGAAGCAATTTTCACTCTCCCAGATCATTTAAAAAGTATAATTAAGAAAGGAGGCAGCAATGAAGCGTAGGTGTATAAAGTGTGAACACGGTTACAACCCCATTCCTGGCAGTAGTCGTATTGATGTTCAGAGTTGTGGCTTTGGATTGAAAGAAGGTGCTGCTCCTGTTGGTAAATTCTGTCCTATGGATGGAAAGAAACTACAGAATTTAAGAAAGGAGGCAAGGTATGATATTCTTTGATTATTGTCTTATAGATTTTTCAATCCCAAAAGAGCTTGCACCGCTTGCTGACTGTATGAAGAAACACCAAGGAGTTCTTGTAGCGGACAAAAAAGCATTCAACAAGGTTGTTGAAGAACTGGAGGAAAAATTTTGTGCTATACCAAAGGCTGAACAAAAATTCCTTTTCAAAGTTAGCGAAGGTCCTCTCGGAGTTATTTCTGTTCATAGAAACAACACTATGAGGAGGTGTATATTGCGCATCTATTTCACACCAGTACGTGGTATGTTTGGTTTCGACTCTTCTCAGAGTGCTATTCAGTCAGTACCAGACGATGGCGATGAATATTACTCTTTGCCTGATCATATTAAAAGTAGTGTTCAGAAAGGAGGTGCAAAATGAAAATCATAACAGATCCTGCTGTTTATGACTACCATGCTGAAAAAGGCTTGTTCATACCGTTGGATGATTTCTGTTCAACACCAGGCTTGATAAAGTCATTAAGAGATAATGTTAAGCGTCAACTCACGAAGGCGACATCTTATCTCGACTATTATAGAGGTGTTCATGAGGCAGGCGAAGCTTCTTCTCGTCAACAAACAGCTATGGATAGATGGGAAGAGCGTGTGAATAATCTTAAGAGTTCTTATAAAACTCTGTCAGAAGTAAAGAAAATAATTGATTTAAAATGAAATACAAAATGAAAGCGTCTATCGTTAATCTCGACGAACAAACAACTGAGACCCTTCGAGCAATGCTCGACCCTGGTTATATCTCTGAGCGCACAGAACGCTTAGAAGCCATCGAGGGTTTTCTTATTGATCAATGGAGGGATGCTGGCAATATAAAGTCTGACACCGTTCTCACATTCCTCGACACTCTACGCTCACTGCGTAGGGATCTCAACTCATTTCTCACCTCGGTTGACCCGCACGGAGATACCGATAATCAAAAACAATAAAACCTTAAGACAATGACAACGAAGAAAGAAAACGACGAGCAGCCTATAACAGACATTAGTATATACATAGCTGCTTTATCAGCGACATATCGTCCAGCGTCGACACCAGCAGAAACAACTCACTTCTTCTCTACCCCCGAGGTAATAGATGCTATTCGCAATTTAGACCCTTCTGCTAAGGTGTGTGCAGAGCAAATTACCACAGCTCTTCGCGATGCAGGATATAAGTTCTGCAATCGTCCTGGTGCGCAAGGGTTGGAATTCAGATGGATGTTCCGTGAAATATAAGTCTTTATAGTTATAGTTATATTTTAAGTTATGGTTTTTGAGGGCAGTACGTCGTGAGACGTGCTGCTCTCGCTTTTTTGTCCTTTTCCCATTATTTTTCTCGTGTTATCTTTGTGTCATGATAACAGATCAATTCGTAAAGGATGAGTTCGTCTCTGAGATTCTTCGTCGTGATATCGGCATTATCTATAAGACGCAGGAAGAAGTTGCTAATCGCTACTTCAAGGAGCACACTGGAACTCTTCGAAACTTCTTATCTCGTCGTGCTTTCTCTCTTCAAGAATCGAACGGAAAGTTTACCGTTTATATCGGGGTTCTCTCTTATCTACGTTTTCTCGATATGCAATACCGCATTAACTATGCAGGCTTAAATAGTAAGCGAGCCAAGAAGCAGCGTGCTAAGTATGCTGTTTATAATAGAGTTGTATGGGGTGTTTTGTACAACGAAACTTTCCCTGATATTCAAGCAGGATTTACAAATGAAGTTCGTGCTGCTTGGCGAAAGAAAATGGAGGATGCACTTTCAAATCACATATTACCCACAGATAATCAATAGATATGAGCAAAATCAAAGAAGACCACGTTGCCTTGGTTATCGATGCTAAAACAGACAAGGCACAGCAGGAATTACGACAGCTTGAGCGTGCTACGCAGGACCTTAGTAAGGAAATGAAGGCTCGACAGAATCGAATGCTCGACCTCGAGGCAGCAGGTAAGAAAGAGACCGCTGAGTACAAACACTTACAAGCTGAGGTGAAGAATTATAGAAATCAGATTGCTGATAATAATAAGAAACTACGTGAACTTCGCTCTACAATGGATGTCAATGCTATGACGATGTCACAGCTCAAGAAACATGCCAAGGAACTTCAGACAGCCCTGAATAATACTTCAAAGGCAGCAAATCCGAAAGAGTATGAGCATTTAGCATCACAGCTTCGCAGCGTGAATGGACGTATGTCAGAATTACGTCGTGATGCTTCTGGACTGACAGATTCTATGGGGAAACAGTCGTCTGGAATCATGGGTAAATTTGAAGGAATGTTCTCCTCTATCTCTGGTGGATGGACGAAACTCGTTGGTGTGGCTACCGCTGCTGTTGCTTCTATCTCTGCCGTGATAGAAGGAGCAAAGTGGTGGTATAATTACAATGTAGAGATTGAAGAGGCGCAGCGTCTGACACGTGAGTTCTTTAACATACAAGGTGACGAACTCGTCCACACACAGAGTCAGATATCAGCACTCGCTTCACAGATGGGAAAAGACTACAAGGAGGTCCTCGGTACAGTTGAATCTCTCACCAATCAATACGGTATATCTACGACTGAGGCTATTAATGCTATTAAGGACGGATTGCAGGCTGGTGCTGATCTTAACGGAACATTCCTCAGTCAGATTCAACAATATGGACCAGCCTTTAGTGATGCAGGAGGTGCTGTTAATGACCTTGTTGCCAGTATCACACAGACACGCTCAGGTATATTTAATGAGGCAGGCATGGGCTTGATTCAGACCGCTACGAACCGTATTCGTACTATGTCTTCAGCTACACAGAGTGCACTTAATTCTATCGGAATCTCAAGCAAGCAACTCGAAGCTGACCTTATTTCAGGAAAGACCAGTATCTTAGAGGCTATTAAGATGATTTCAGGTAAGATCAAGGAGCTGCCTGAAAACTCTATGCAGGTGGGTCAAGTCATGAAGGCGGTCTTTGGTAAGACAGCGAGCAACGAGGGTATGAAACTCGTGAAGACCTTAGCAGATATGTCTACTAATATGGAGGAGCTGAAGGGCGTAACAGGCGAATACGGAGAACTCCAACGTGAAGAGGTCGACGCACAAGCAGAACTTAACGAGAAGATGTCTAAGTTCTTCGGTCTTGGCGAACATGGCTTTGATGAACTTACAATGAAAGCTAAGATATTCGGAGTTAAAGCCTTGTCTAAGATTATCGACTACACAGTTAAAATCATTAACTACTTCATTGATTTATATAATGAATCTAAGGTGTTTCGTGCAGGCATCGAACATATTAAAAACAACTTCAAGAGTACATGGGAGGTCTTCAAGTTTGGAGTTTATCTCGTAATTGATGGCTTCAAAGGTATGGGTCGAATGGCAAAGGCTTGGGCAAAGGTTATTGAAGGTGCGTTCTCTTTCGATGTCGATAAGATTACAACAGGTATCAAGGGACTTTGGGATGCCTACAAAGACACGTGGGTCGAAATTGGTAATGATGCCAAGAAGATGGCTGCGAATGTTCGTGACAATTTTATTGAAGCAATAAAAAACACAGGTAGCAATAAGAAGGTGGCTCATCTTTCTGTCGATGTAACACCCGAGGTGAAAAATCACACTGCAAATAAAAGCAGTTCTGACGGAGGCAAAAAGAGTACTATTGAGAACGGAATAAAAGACCCTAAAAAGAAAACAAAAAAGGATAAGACCAAGAAAGGCTCTGACCCTGATGAAGTGGCAGCTAAACTTTTTTCTCACGATCGCGCTCAAGACCTCGATGCGGAAAAGCGAAGTTATGATAAGAGTTTGAATGCCCTGAAAGAAGCTCTTGCGAAAAAGACTCTTACACAAGAGCAATACAGCGCATACGTGGCTGCTCTCAATATTCAGCATCAGAACAAACTTCTCGATATAGAGAAGGCATATTTGCAACGCTCTGAGAACTTAGTATTCAAGGATGCTGCGAAAAAGAAAGCATTGCAGGAAGGTCAAGCTAAGGCTGTCGCTGACCAACAGCAGGCAGCGAATACCGCTTATATCGAAGCTGAAAAAGAATACTACGAATCTCTTGAGAAGATACAGGAGTCCGCACCAGCTAAGCCACAGACACTTAAAGAAGAATGTGATGCAAAGCTGCTCCTCTTGGATGGATATTATCAGGCTTCCTTGCAACGAGCAAAAGAGAATGGCGAACGTGAGAAGGAAGTTGTAAAGGCTTACGAAGCTGCTAAGGCTGCTATCATCGTAGACTATGCGAAGAAAGCAGAAGAGCAAAAGGCACAAGCACGACAGGAGTATGGACTTGACACATTCAGTGACCAGTATGCCGCACGTCGTAAGAAGATAGAAGATGATAGTGTACTCAATGAGCAGGAACGTCAGCAGGCTCTTACTCTTCTTGATCAGCAGGCAGAAGAACACCGCCTTCAGATACGTCAGCAGTATGGTCTTGCTTCACAACAGGAACTCTATAATGCAGAGTTGGACCAGTTGAAGATGCACCTTCAGAATAAAGAGATATCTGAAGAAGAATATGAAGAGGCAGTGAAGAATATGAAGATTGCCAAGATGAAGGAGGCATTCGATTTTTACTCTAACCTCTCCAGTGGAGCTGTTCAGGCACTACAGCAAGCAGAGGAAGCGAACGTTGATGCGAAGTATGATGCGGAGATTGAAGCAGCAAAGAAAGCTGGTAAAGATACTACGGAGCTTGAGAAGAAGAAGGCTAATGAGAAGCTGAAGATACAGAAGAAATATGCGGATGTTAACTTCGCTATTCAAGCAGCGCAGATCATCGCATCAACTGCTTCTGCAATTGCTAAGACATTCTCTGAATTGGGTTTCCCTGCTGGTATTCCTGCTGCTGCCTTGATGGGTATCACGGGTGCAGCACAGCTTGCAGCTGCTCTTGCAGAGCGCAATAAGGTGAAGCGAATGACGCTAAGCGGAGCAGGTGGTTCTGCCTCTGCTTCAGGTGCACGTGTCGCAACAGGTCTTGAGTCTGGTGGTAGTATCGATGTAGAGCGCAAGCAGGATGGCAAAATGTTCCGTGCGGACTACGACCCTGACAGACGTGGATTTATCGACAAACCAACCGTCCTCGTCGGAGAAGGTGGTTATGGTCACAGCAAGGAGTGGGTGGCTTCAAATGCAGCCGTCGAGAATCCTACCGTTGCACCATTCATTGATATCATCGACCGTGCGCAGCGTGCAGGAACTATCCGCACACTCGACATGAATAAGTTTCTTGTTCAGCAGGCACAAGGTCGTGCCTCTGGTGGATATGTCACACCAACAGTTAATGACGTGCGTGGTGTGGTTAAAGACTCCTACAAGGATACACTCATCGAGCGATTAACTGATGTGCTTGATCGATTGTCTGTAGACGGCATTCCTGCATCAGTCTCTCTTAATGAGATAGAACAGAAGCAGCAGCTACAAGACAAGGCACGAAGATTCGGAAGTAAATAGACTTAACACCTTACATAGTAATGAAGATAACTAACATAGAGAAGGGCGAAGACTACAACCTCAAGCCCGACACACAGATCCAGGTTGAACGAACCAATCCATTCTTCAATGATTACGGAGAACAGACGACACCGCTCGAGTTGCCTTCGTCAGAACGTAATCGCAGGATACTCGGTTTCCCTGACTCGTTCGGTCGACGTGTGAAGATGACTGCTACAGATGTCGCGATACAAGATGGTGAGTACTTCGCTCAATGTAGACAGGTGGTGCTGTCTGCTCAATACAAGGGTGGAATATCAACCTCCTTCTACATTAACGATGGCTCCTTCTATTCAAGGATTCAGAAGGTAAAGTTGAAGGATGTCTTCAAAGGCGAATTCATACCAGGAGTGAACACTGTAGAAGAAGGGATTAATTTTTGTCGTAATCTTCGCAATAACTCTAATGAGCATTACGGCATCTTTCCAGTGCTTTTCACGGATGATTCTGGACAAAAGGAAGGTCTTAATTATAAAGTGTTAAATGGGTTTGGTAAGGAAAAGGTGTTGAGATACGACAAGATCTACGACTTCCTTCCAGAGGTACCTTCAGTTAAATCGTTTCACCCCGATATGAGCGGTGAGGATTGTGACTTCTATAATGCAGTACAGCGCACAGAGTATGTCAACGACGTACCTATTACGCTCGCACCTGGATATTATATGTCGCCATTCATCCGTGCGAACTATCTTCTGAAGCGTGTCTTCGCTTACTTTGGGTATG